TCTGGATCCTGGTTAAGCCAAAATGTACGCCCAATGGTATTAATATTTTTATGTATTAGTACTGTTTTAATGGTTTTTATAGATGCTGGAGCTATTAGTTTTGATTTAAAAGATTCTCACACAGATTTATTACAAATAATATTATTGACCTGTATTGGTGCCTATTTTGGTGGTCGCTCAATTGAAAAGATTAAAAAAAAATAGTTATATGTAATTGCTTAAATTTGTATAAAATATAATTTATGGCAACTACATTTACTGGATTACGAGTTCAAGACACTTATAATGCAATCCTTAAAATTGGCGATAATACAAATCTAACAGGAACAGCAAAATTACTTAGTGATGGTTTCGGTAACTCATCCGCAATATATTTATCAACTACTAGCATTGGAATAGGTGTAACACCTAGTTACCAATTGCATACTAGCGGTAACGCTAAAATTGGTGGTAATTTAATAATATCTGGTAACTTAACAGTAAATGGAACATTAACATATTTAAATGTTATTGATCTTGAGGTTAAAGATCCGTTAATAAAATTAGCTACAGATAACACAGCCAATTCATTAGATATTGGATTTTTTGGTAAATATGTTTCAACTGGTACTCGATACAAAGGTTTATTTAACGATGCTAGTGATGATAAATTTAAGCTGTTTTTAGGCACTACAATAGAACCAGGAACAACAGTCAACACATCTGGGAATGGATATACAATTGGAACCCTAGTTGCTAATTTAGAGGGTAATGTTACAGGTGGCACAATATCTGGAACAACTGGTTCCTTTAGTGGATTAGTCACTGGAATTGCACCAACATCGGCTTTAAATTTTGCCACAAAAAAATATGTTGATGATAGCATCCCAGTTATCCCAGGCACACCAGCACTTAGTGCTGTTTTGGCTGTTGGCAATACATCTGGAGCCAATAACTTGAAAATGGCAGATACTAAAAAAATACTTTTAGGCGATGATGATGATGTTGAATTTTTTAGTAATTCGGCTGGATATTTAATAAATAATACAGGTAATTTATACATAGAAAATTTAGCTAATGACCGAGATATTAGTTTTATATGTAGTGATGGAAATAATGGTAGTTCTGTTTATTTATTTATGGATGGCAGTGTACAAAGAAATAAATTTTTTCAAAATACTCAGATAAATGATAATGTAACGCTGGGTGTTGGTTCGGATTTAGATTTAAATTTTAAACATGATGGCACAGACAGTTATATTAGAAATATAAAAGGAAATTTAAACATTTATAGTGATGTTGATGATGGCGATATTACTTTTAATTTAGATAATGGAGCTAATCCAGCGGTTGCAACTGTCTATATGCGCTTAGATGGTGGGGATGAAAATATTGTTTTTGCTAAACCTATAAGCGGAACAACTGGTGCATTTTCTGGCTTAGTTACTGGAATAGCACCAACCGCAGATTTAAATTTTGCCACAAAAAAATATGTTGATGATAATATTCCAACAATTACAACTCCAGCACTTAGTGCTGTTTTGGCGGTTGGTAATACATCTGGCTCAAATAATTTAATTATACAAGATGATGATGAATTAATTTTAGGAAGTGGAACAGATTTTAAATTATATCATAATCAAACTAACACATTGGTTAGAGTCAATACAGGTGATTTAATTTTTAACTCATTTGTTGCTGATGGCGATATTAAATTTAATTTAGATAATGGAGCAGATCCCTCAGCACCAACAGAATACATGAGATTTGATGGCGGTATTGTTAAAACTTTATTTTCTAAACCTGTTGTAATAACAAATAATACTTCACCAACATTACAAATATTAGATACAAATAATAGCGTTAATTTACAATTAATTGCCACAGATGTTAATGTTGTAATTGGTAGTTATTCAGCACATCCGTTAATATTTGTTCAAAATACGGGTACTGTTTTAACAATTGACACATCAAAAAATGCGACTTTTATAGGGGATGTTGGTTTGGGTGGAACAGGTTTATATACTACTTCACATTCTTTAAATATAGATGGAACAGGTTTAGCAATTAAAAACAATGTAAATGGTTCAAGTAATAATTGGAGTCATATAACAAATTCTGATACAGCTAGTTCATCTAATCTTGTATTCACTACTGGTTCAGCTATAGCATTAACTTTAGCACACAATACTAACGCAACTTTTGGCGGAAGAGCATCATTGACCGATAGTATAGATATTCGATATACAGGGAGCAAAGATAATGATGCCGCTATATATGTGGTAAATGATAGCTCAGATTGGGGTATGCACATAAATAAAGGAGCAACAAATTATGGAATTAGAATAACCACAGAGGGTGGACAAGCATTTGGCATTTATAATAGTGCTGGTGTTAATAAAGTGCTTTTTACTGGAGCTGGTAATGGAACTTTTGCTGGAACAGTTAATGCAACAGGAAACGTAAATATTGCAACCCCTATCACTAATGATTTTTTTGGATTATCTTTGCAATATAACTCAGCAGATACAGCAGTTTTTTATGTTAATCAAGCTACTGGTCAAGTTAAAATAGGTGGCACAGCTACAGGTTATTATCCTACATTTTATTCTGGTAATGTTGAAAGGTTAAAAATTGATGCATCTGGAGTTTCTAGTTTTTATGGCAATATTAACATTCCAGGCACAGATAATTCTTATTTAATAAATGGTTATCAGTTAGCAAATTGGTCATATTTTGGTTATTCCACAGGTTATCCTGGAATTGTTATAGGTAATACAGGTCAACAATCTTTATTCTTTAATGTTGATCCAGTTGGAAATCCTAGTGGTTCTTTTACTGGAGATGGCAGGGAATATGTATATAGAAATGTAGGAAGTTTTATAACTCCAAATGCCACTAATAATGGCTATAATACTATTTTAGGTTGGAATACATCTGGTGGAGTTACTTTTAGTAGTGGCTCGACTTTCAATGGTGATGTAACAATCACTGGAAACCTTTTTTTACCTACAGCATCAAGTTATATAAAATTAGGGGGTTATTCTTTTATAGGCGAGGATTTAATTGACAATGATAGTTTAACTATTGCTAGTCATTATACAGAATCTATTTACTTCGCTCATGAAAATGCTGGGGTTTATAGTTCTAATATGAGAATTGATCCATCTGGAAATGTTGGTATCGGTGCAAATGCAGTTACTAACCCAGGTTTTTGGTATGATGCTATTAATAAGTATTTAGCAATATCACATTGGGCAACACCTCCTACACCTGCTGCTTTATTACATTTATCTGACAATGCAAATGATATTGATGTTCCACAAATAAGAATTGAAGGTAGAGAAAATGTTGGGGATACTAAATTAGATATTTCAGTTAAGGATCCAAATATTAGATTTAATTTAATTGAAAATACTCCTGACGCTAATGCTGGATATGGTTTAATGATATTTAAAACAAACTCAGTTGCAAATGCTTCATTTCCTACTAGGGGGGGATTTAATTTTCAAACACCAGCGGCAACTTCTAGTTTATTTATAACTAACCAAGCCAAAATTGGAATTGGAACGAGTATTCCTTCGGCTAAACTAGAAGTAAATGTTGCTAGTGGTGATGGAATACTTATAAAAAGTACTGATGTGGCTACTTTAAAAATGAAAGGAAGCGGCAGTGTTTATAATTGGGGTTTAGCAACTACAAATTTAACGGGAGGTGATTTTGGAATGTATAAATCTAATGCTGTTGGTGGTGATCCAATTAGTGCTGGAACAGCACAATTATATTTTAAGAATCTTACTAATAACTTAACACAACTTGGAATTGGCTGTAGCGCAACTGATGTGGATGGTAGGGTTGATATTAGAATGAATTTTTTAAATCAAAGCTGGGTTCCAAATAACACAAGTGCTAAATGGAGCGAGGTATGGTGTAACACTGGTACTCCAGGAACTTATTTTAACGATGTGATGCTTCATCTTAACACTAATCGTGCTGGTGGTACAACTGGTGGTGTTGTAGGTATTGCATTTTCACCTGGTTGGGGTGGTCATCAAAACTGGGGTATATATTCTTTTAATACTACTGGTGGTGGTTATACATCAGGCGATTTGTCTTTTGTTAGTCAATTAAACGATAGCACTAGAATTGAGAGAATGCGACTAGATGGACCAACTGGACATGTCGGTATTGGTAATTTTTCAAATGCACCCTCAGCTAAACTGCATGTTGATAATGGTTCTCTTTATGTAAATGCTATTCGATCAAATACAAAATTAAGTGGTAGTGTTAGTTCCGATACAAGTGCAAATTTATATGGATCACAAGGTTATTGGGGTATTAGAACTTCTCTTGATAATAGTATTAATTTTGATACTTATAATTCAGGTTCACAAATTACACCATTAACAATAGAACAAGGTGGTATTGTTTACATACATGGTACAAATAATGGAAATGATGGCACCTTAAGAGTTGGTGCAAGAGGATATTTTCAGCATAGAGATGGTGGCAACACAATAACATCCATTATTAGTGATTATTCTAGCGATAGTGCTGTTCTTAACTTTAGAATGAAGGGTGTTTCTGATGCTAATGCACAAATGACAATGAAAGGATCTGGAAATATAGGCGTAAACACAACTAATCCTAGTGCTAAATTGCATACTGTTGATGATGGTTACAGTTTAAAAACATCTAGGACAACTGGAGCATCAGAAAATTTATTAATAGGAAACAAGGCGGCGGCTGGAATTATAGGTACAACACATCCTGGACAAATTGTATCGTCTGGTAATAATATTTTTGAAATGTACACCGAAGGTGCTCAACCTTTAGTATTAGGAACTGCCAGTACACACAGAATTTATATTAGCGCAACTGGGCGAGTTGGATTAGGAACAACAAGTCCATCAGGAAAATTGGATGTGACACAATCTTACAGTGCTAGTTTGCGTGTTGGGTATTTTCAATCCTCAGCATATAGCTCACCTCAAGTAACTTATGACACATTTACTATAAATCAACAAGATGTCCCATCTTTAATATTAGTAGAAACCCCTACCGCTTCGGTAAGCTCACATCAAAAATTAGCAATAACAGTGGGGGATAATAATGCTGTTTTTCGTACATCCAACGTATCTGGGGGAATGTGGTTTAATGTAAATGGTAATGTTTCATCACCTGGCTATCAAACAACTATAGGCACAAACGCAATTAGAATATTAAATAATGCGGATGTGGGAATTGGAACCCCTACACCAACAGAAAAATTATCTGTAAGGGGTGCAAATCAAAGTGTTGAAGAAATTTTAAGAGTTAGAACTGGAAATGGTTCATATTCTGATGCTGGTGCATCATTAGGTGTTAGTGGTTATGAGGGCGAAATATGTGTTTATGATTCAGCTAATGTTAAAAGAATATATTTATCATCACACTATAATTGTTATATAAATCCAAAAGGTGCTGGATTAACTGCTATTGGAAAAACCAGTGCAAGTTATACATTAGATGTTGATGGAACTATTAGAGCTACTAGTGATATTATTGCGTTTTCAGATAGAAGAGTTAAAGAAAATATTGTTACTATTGACAATGCTTTAAATAAAGTCACTAAATTAAGAGGTGTTAAATACACTAGAAAAGACATTGAGGATAAAACAACTAAAATTGGTGTTATTGCTCAGGAAGTTCTAGAGGTGTTGCCTGAGGTTGTTAAAAAAGATGATCAAGGCAAATACTCAGTCGCTTATGGTAACATCGCTGGTGTGTTTATAGAAGCTATAAAAGAATTAAAATTAGAGGTTGATATTTTAAAACAAGAAATAAAAGAATTAAAAAATTAAATTATGGCGGTTCCAAATGTTGCAGATAGCGAGGTGTCAATTTTAAAAATAGCTAGGGAGCGCACTGGTGCTGGTTATGATTCTAATTTTACAATAACCCCACCAATTTATATGTCAGATATTTCAAGAGTTTCTGGCGGTGATAGTAGCGGATCGGGCCGAAGCTATCCAGCGGTTAATACATTAAATCCAATTGCTAATCGCCCAGATGGTGAAAATCCTTTAAGAACTGGCGAATTTAGCGAATACAACCAAAATGTCGCTAGGGCCGCATTCCAATATATATTCAATTCATCATCTAGCTCTAATGCGTGTGGTTTTGGAATACCTTCGGGTGATGCATATTATCATACTGATAGTAATAATTTGGTTCCTGATGGTACTGGTATTTATTACGCATACACAACAGCAACAGGATTTAATCCAGTTTCCGCAGGATATTATTCTATTTACTCAAATGATAATTTCCCAGTTAGGCAAGATAAATGGATGTATGTAAATAGCTCGGGATTAATTACCCAGATTGGTGATTGTTAAAATAAATTACTAGATTTGTAAAAAATTAAATTATGGCAAATATTTATAATTGGAAAATATCACAATTAGATGCAAAAATACATCAAGATAATCTAGATAATGTAATTTATATTATTCATTGGAGTTATTTGGCAACTGATGATTCTGTTGAACCTATAACAGTTAATTTAAGTGGTGCGATGGGTGTTGAATATAAAGAGGGTGATCCATTTATTCCTTATAACGATTTAACTAAAGATGTTGTTGTTGGTTGGTTAGAAAATAATTTAGATGTTGACGCTTTAAAATTAAATTTAGATAAACAAATTGAAAGAAAAATCCAGTCGATGAATATTTACATCCAGATTGGAATTAAAAATAAATAATTAAATATTAATATAATGAGCAAACTAGAGGAAAAAGAATTAAAAGATCTACAAGAAAACAGAAACGAATTAACTAATGTAACCCTTAATTTAGGGCAAATCTCGAGAGCATTAAAAGTTATGCCAATTCAAGAAACTAATTTACATTCTAAAATTGATGAATTAGAAAAAAAGCAAAATGAATTAACAAAAGATCTTGAGGCAAAATATGGTAAAATCAACATTGATTTACAATCTGGCGAATATGAAATAATCCCAGAACAGGAATAAATCATGGCGGTTCTTAATGCTACTAGCTTTTTATTATTAAAAGATGAAACAGTTATTGGGCATTCAACAAACACAACTTTTAGTGTTAATTTAGATCTACCAGATGCATCAACTAAAGCATCTGGCGGCTGGAGTGAGGTTATACCTGGCGTAAGATCTGGATCTTTAGATTGTGAAGGGTTAACTAATTACAGCGATTCATTAACATTTAATGAGTTGGCTGATATGATTATTACACGCCAAAAAGCAGTTTTTTATTTTAAAGATACTGTAAATCCAAAATTAATTGTTAGGGGTGATGGATTTATTGAATCAGTCGATGAAACAGCCGAGTCAGAAAACATAACAACTTTTAATCTTAAAATAAATTTAACTGGGGTTATTACAATAACCGATCCTAGTGCTGGTTTGACTTGGGAAAATGTTTTTAGTAAGTGGGAAGATTTGGCCACTAACTGGGAATCTGTATAATTTTTAATTTTGTATATTTGTTTAAAATTAATTATTAAAAATATATATTATGGCTACTACTGGAGTATTTAATGGAACTAATTTACTTTTAAAATTTGCCGCTGATGGGAGTGCCGCTGTAACTATTGGGCATTCAACATCTTGCTCATTATCTTTATCAAATGATTTACCAGAAGCTACAACTAAGGACAGTGCTGGATTTCAGGAAGTAATTGCTGGTGTTAAAAGTGGTGAAATTAGTTTTGAGGGTTTAGTTGCTTATGATGATGCAAATAACGCTATTCAAGCCGCAGATTTATTAATTGCTAGAACTAAAATCGATTGGTCATTTGGAACCGCTGAAAGTGGTGATGCTGTTTATTCAGGTGAAGGGTTTTTGTCATCTGTTGAAATGAGCGCAGAAATGGAATCACCTGTTACTTATAGTGGTTCAATTACTGTCACTGGTGCAATTGCTAAAGCATAATTAAACTAACTTAAAACTGGGATTAGAATT